CCACTTATATCGTATGATCCCGTTGTTCCTGATGCAAATGCTCCATTAATCCATGCTATGCTTCCTGATTGATCTGTGTAAGCCCAACTAACTCCATCAATAGTGGTTGGAGAATTACCAAATCTTCCCGTACCCATATCCCAATTTTTAGATAAGGGATGGGAAAATATAGTATAACTTAAAGGAATTTCAGAAGCATTAGCTAAATATGTTTTTAAATAAACGTCAAAACTACTTCCACTAATTTTATTAGTAATTATGTCAGATATTTGATCTGATGGAAATTTGATGATACCTCGAGATACTTCGTTAGTTTCATTTATAGAAGAAAAGGTACTTATTTCTATAATTTCATCTAATCCTGTATTAGTAGAAGGATAATATGAATAGAGGGTAGCGCTTTTTTCAGGAAATATTTTATAAACAGCCATAATTAGTAATTACTACATATAAATATAGTAACTATAGGTCTATTTTATGTAAAAATTAAACTACTACTACTCTACCTTGTATATCTGTGTCTGGATATCTAATTTCAAATATAGCAGGGTCTAAGGAAGGATATATGTTTCCGTTGCGGGTAGCTCCTGCTATGTCATACCCATATTGAGAATATGTAGCATTAGTACTATCTTGTTTATTTGTTATTTCTAATTTAACCACGGATTGTACTCCTCTAATTTGTAATAATTTAGATGTAATATCTGATAAAATAATAGGTTGATTAATTTGCCATTTATCAATATTAAAATGATCTTTTATAGTGGATATACAATTTGTTAGCACTTCTTTGTTTGAAAATCCACTTTGAATAGTAATATCAAAATTTATTCCAATATTAATATAAAAAGCATCTTTGATATTAATAGCATCAGTAACCATTCTATATTGGTTAAGATAAGTTACTAAATTATTTTTTAATGTAGTAGATGCCGTAGTTAATTGCTTACCAGAAGTATAAGATAAAATATATAAATCTAATGCTAAAGAATTATTCTGTTGTGTTACTGCTACCGTTTGTTGAGGATTTTGATATAAATCTTGAGATATATAGGCTTTAGCTACTGTTCCATAATCAGAAGGCATAGATAATGCTCTAACAATGTAATCATCTTTAGTTACTGCTCTTAGTTGAGTAGAATAAGAATATAAAGCATTTTGTCTAATTTCATCTGATGTATCTCCATTTCTTCCTCCTGTAGAAGGAATTGGGTTATTTGATACTACACTATCTAAAACAGTAATAGATAATGCACCTCCCGGATCTCCATTTTTAAAATAAACCCCAGATGTATCTATAATAGTTAAATCATTAGCAGGCACATTAGATGTAATTCCTCCTCCAACTAAATAACTTACAGTTAAAGAACCAGAAGGAACTAATCCATATTCTTGAGTAAACATTACAGAAGCCTCATTATAATTATTAGTTAGTAATGAAATTTCTGGAACTACTCCTGTTTGAATATTATCAGGTGTAGGAATAATTTGGGAGTCTGTTTTATCCTTTGATAATCCTGCTCCAAATTCTAATTGTAATGTATTATCAGATAAAATTCTAGAAACAAAACGTCTAGGTACCCTCTGTAATTGTAATAAATAAGGTACCTGATCAGTAGTATAATTTGGATTTGATATTTTTTGGAATACAGTAGATTGAGCTAGGTAGGGTACTTCATACCAAAAATTTCCATCACTACCAGTAACATTAATTATTTGTAATATATTAGTATCAGTAATATTGCTAGTAGCAAATTTTTGATTACCAGTAAAAGATAAAACTGTTGATTTTAACTCAGCTGATATTACCGGGACTGATTTTTTAACTAAATATGTATTGCTATTTATAAAAGTAACCTCAGCATTTTTAGGGTCTGAAAAATCAACTTGATGGGTTGTTATAAATTTAGTACCTGTACTAGTTGAGGTTAATACGGTATTAGAAGGTATTATTAAACCATAAACATCATAATGAGGATTTGTAGTACCTGCAAATATTTCAGCAGGCATTAATTGGTATATATCTACAATAGTACTTGAGGCATAAGATGCTTTAGGACGATAACCCATTACATAAGATAATGCATATAGATTTTCTTTTTCTTTAGCATATAATAGAAAATTTTCTTGTACTTGAGTATCTAAGTAAAATGACATAACATCACCTACATAAGAAGCCATCTCAATAAATAAATTTCCAGGGGTTGATTCTGAAAAGTCATTATATGTTGTTGGGAAGTAGGTTTTGGCATATTGTTGTAATGCTGATTTAAAGTCTGTAAAGCTTTTATTTAAGTATGATATATTTTTGTCCTCGTTAGCCATTATTATTGAAATTGTACTGTTACTTGATCGGGTGTTTGAGATATATTTAATATATAATCAACACTTAAATTTATTGTATTAGAATCATATTCTGGGGTTATAGTAATATTTGTTACTGTTATATCAGGAATATAAATTGCTATGTTATCTATTAAACTATTTTTTAAAAATTCTATATTATTTTCTGTAATTCCTTCAAATAAGAATCTTTTTAAAATAGTGCCAAATCCTGGATTCATTATTCTTTCTCCTGTTTCAGTTAGGAGTAGATTAAGTAGATTTGATTTTATTTGATCCTTAGTAGTATATGTACTATTAAACACCCCAGGTCCATTAAAAGGTAATGATACCCCAATAGCAATATTCTTTTGTAAATCTAACGGATTTACACGTATTGTTTGAGGTATTGGCATATTATCCTAAATTTTTAAGTCCTGCTCTTTCTTGAGGAGTCATATTAGCTGCTGAGTCGGCTAAAAAGGCAGCAAATGGATTTATACGTTCTCCTGTATTTTCATCAATAGCATCGATTACTTCTAATTTAGGTTGAGGTTGTTGAAATCCAAAAGCTTCACCCATTTTAGCACGCAATGATGATCTAACATCTGGGTTACCGGGTATTATATCATTGCTGGTGTAATTAAATGTTTTATTTTCACGCAATGCTTTTTTTTCTTGTTTAGCCATGTGCTCTTCAAGAATATAAGGTAATTCTTCATGAATAGCATCAATTACTGCTTCTTTAATTAATCTTTTAAATGCTTTAGTATTCATAATTATAAATATTTTATCCTTGTAAATTTCGTTGATCAATAATTAGTTTTAGTTGTTCTACTAAATCATTAGGATCTAAAGTAAATGATAATTCACTTTTAAGTACTTCTACTCCATCACGATCAATAGCAACAGCATAGCGGCGTTTATTACCTTTTACAACAAATGCTTGGTTTTGTTCTTCTTTAATTTTAAATGTAAATCCTTTATAGGGAGGAAAATTATCAACATTATTATATATACTAGATGTTAAATCTGTTAGTTGTTGTTGGTCTAGTCCATCTAAATTAACATCTTTTAACCTTAATATTAATTCATTAAGTTTTTCAATTTCATTTGTTAAAGCTATAGTAGCAATAGCTAATACAGCACTTAATGCAGATACTAGTTTTTCAAGTCTTTGTTTTTTATTTCTAATTTCATCATGTACTGTCATAGTAACAATAGGAACTCCGGGTGGAGTACCTATTACAGTTAATGGAGCCGATCTATTTAATAATGGTATTAATGTATTAAATATAGTTAAAGACACACTAATAAGACCTAAAGTTTTTTGGAGATTTGTTAATTTATTAATAGTATTGTTAATTAAAGCAATAGTATTATTTCTTAGGTTTGTAGCGATTGCAACTGTATCTGGGGTATTAGCTTGGTCTATATAGGCGTTAACTTGGTCTACTAAGACTTCTAATTTTGCTCTTTGAGATATAATAGAAGCAAATTGATTTGCTAACTGTAAGGCTATAATAGGGGCTAAAGTTTTAGCAGCATTAGAAATTACTTTCTTAGCTAAATCTCTTCTTGCTTTAGCTTTTTCAGCTTTAGTTCTACTTTTTCTTTTAGCTCTTCTAAGTTTTCTTGCGTTTGCTTTTTCTTTTATTTTACGAAAAGGATCCTTAATAATATTTTTTTTATCTTCTTCTAATTTTATCCTTAACTGTTCTAAATCTTTTCTTTTTTCATTGTAAGCTGCATTTTCTATCTTTACAGCTTCATCATATTGTTCCTGAGTTATTTGTTTTTCTTTTAGGAGCTTATCTAGACGTTTTAATTCTGCATTATGGTTAAGTTCTACTTTTTGTTCTAATATAACAATTTCTGCTATCTGATTTGTAAGTTGTTGTACTTTTCCTAAGGAAGTAGATATGATTTTTTCTTTATTTTGATCAATTAATTGATTTCCTAAAGTTTTTATAGCAGTAGATGTAGATATTGTTTTTAAAATATCAGGAGAAATTACAGAAGATACATTTAAATTATTAGCCATTAAACTGTAAAGTTTTGTTGTGATAAAATTCCTCCCAGTTTATCATTAATTCTATCCAAATCATTTAATAAACTCCCAGCAGCATTATTTATATCTACAGCAGGAGCTCCTTCTGGGCTACCTATAACTGTAGAAAGGGAAATACCTAAATTATATAAACTATCAAGTAAAGATTCTAATAATTCATAAGTATTATCTCCTAAAAGAAGAGGTTGGGCTGGTTTATTTGCATCATAGGGGCCTAAAAATATACTATTACTGTTTAAATGTACCCTTTCATCAGCGTTTAAATTAATAATATTTTTAGTATTTATTTCAACGTTTGTTTTTGCAAATATCATTACTTCATCCTTTTTAGAATTTAAAGTAATTCTATCGGCATTTAATATTACTTGAGAATTAAAATAATCAGGTGCATTTAATGGATTAGTTAGATTATTTAAAGTACCTGTTTTATTTGTTTGTAATGGTATTTTTTGAGTTGAAGTTAAATAAATGGAAGAATCATCTTTATTTATTTGTTCAACATAGTATTGTTTTTTAGAGTCAAAATCTAATCCATTAGTTAAAATAGTAATAGGATCATTTTCACCTCCTATAGCGCTCCATTCATTTAGGTTATTAAATAGTTTAGTAGTAGTACTAAATCTTAAAGAAGATCCTTGTCTACCCCCTATTATATGATCTCCTTCAAAAGGAATTAAAGGCCTAATATTAGGATTTTCAAGGAAAGTAAGTCCTAAACTAGCATCATCGTTTGCAGGTTGAGCATTTTGTTGAGGATTATTCCATAAATTAAAAATAGTATAATAAGCCTGAATGGAGTTTCTAATATCTTGTGTTGAAGGGGAAGGGAGATTTTCTAATGATACTAATTCTCCTCGTATAGGGTAATATTGAAAATTAGGAAATTTAGGTTTAGCCTTTTTACAGGAACTTAAAAACTCATCATCAGTAGGTAAACCAGCTATAGCAGTAGAGGTTAAATAATCTTTATAAAAAATTGTGCCTATACCACTAAAACCCCCTACTTCTTCAAACATTTTTTTGGTAGGAGTATTTTCAGTAGTAACAACACCATAAACCCTTCCAACTTCTCCAAAATTAGTAAAATTAGTAGCAAAATTATTTCCACCTACTCCTTTAAATGAATTAGCAGATCCAATAGTAAACTTCATACTTTACTGATTTATTTGTATCATAGGGGTTTGCTCAAGTAATTTTTGACTTTCCTCTTGTATTGATTTTTGATCTTCAAGTAAAGCGTTAATTTCATCCATATTAATTAATTCATTACCTGCACTTGCATTGATAGAAGCAGCACGTTGTGCAATACCTGCCATTTTAAGTAATTGATCATTATTTTTTACGTTAACATCAATTAAATCCTTTACAGTAGGCATTAACATTACAGCGGAACCTGCATTGGATGTTGCTAGAGGCTTAATATTATCTATAAGTTCATTAATTTGTTTGTCAATATCCTTATTATTTCTATGTATTTGTTTAAATAAATCGGATAAGGATGTATTACCAAATAATGTAACGTCGTCAAAATTAGACATAAATTGCGTTTATCAATAAATATGAATAATTAGATTTTTATATATCCGTGTTGGTAATATTCATTATATAACTGAACATATATTACCTTAAGTTTTTTGATAATTTTAGTAATTTGAGGAGTTGATACGTCTGTTATTTCACGTATATAGATGTATAATGCTTTTTTATTAAATATTTCTAATGTTTCACGTTTACGAAATAATTCAACAATTGCGTCTGCAGTTTGAGCGTCTTGTTTTTTAGGAAATAATTTATATATATGAGTATCAATATACTTAATATATTGATCCATAAATGAATTTTCATTAAATATGTTTTCTATATTTTTATCATTTTCATATAACTGCATCTGATCATCATCAGTTTCATCTACATCTGCTTTTTCCTGGAGTTTTTTATAGTTGTTTTCGTTATAGACGATTAAATAACGTTTAGCAATAGTACCAAAATAAGAAAATGCTTTACCTTTTTCTGGGTTATATAGATGTAGTTTTTCAAGAAGGAAAGTAATAACTTCATGCTTAAGTTCCTCTATTGTATCAGTATCCGTATAATAAAATTTAAACGTATGAATAATATTTTCGGCCAATTTATAAAAGCCATATTCAATACGCTCATTATAGATACGATTACGTTCAGTAGTATCCGTAGTAATAAGATACTCTACTATAGCATCCTCAGTGTCTTGAGTAAAATAGATACGAGGTTCTTTAGGTTTGCGTTTACGCGGTTGACCTCGTTTAGTTAAGGATATTTTATCATCGGCAAATATATCAGCGCCGTAAGTATCGTAATATGACATTGTGATTTCTAATTTTTAATCCCAATATACGGGAGAAAAATCACATAACCAAATTATTTTCTATTATTAAATTGACTAATAATAGTTTGCATTTCTCTTAAATTTTTAAAGAAAGTACCTACTTCATCATCTGTTTCAAAAGCACCCATAGTATCTAGTTCTCTTAGACGAGCATCAGAATCAGCAATTAATATACTAATAGCATCAATATATTGTTGTTGATCAACAACTGCTTTTTCAAGTGCATTGTTACGTCTAATAAGAAAAAATATTCCTATAGCTACTATTTCAATTAAATGAATAACTAACAACCAAACCCACATCATAATTATCCTCTAAATTGTTGAGCAAAATCGTCTTGTTCTAAAGAAATAATTTCTTGTAATTTTTCAATTTGTTCTTTTAAATCACTAATAGATTCTAAAGTTGAATCTTGATCAGCATTTCTGTTTACTTGAAATTGAATTCTGTTTGCTGTTGCTTCTAATTGTGTTAATTTTTCAGCAACGTTGTTTTTATACTTCATAATATATGTTTATATATAAATATATGATAATTTGTGATTCCCAACCCTCTCGGCGGTTTCTCTCATTCCCTTATTTCCAAACCCTCGTAGGTTAAATATACCAAAAAAATTTTATACTTCCAAAGAAGAAGGGCATCTTTTTCAAGACGCCCTATTTTTAGATAATTAATTATTTTAATTAAGCAACCTCAGTTACATCAATGTTTGCTTCTTCAGCAGCATCTTTTAACTTTTCAGCCTTAGCTGGGTCTTTTTGGGTTAATGCTTTGTAATATCCTTTAACTGTTTGAGCAACTTTAGGACCAGCTAATACACCCGTAACAACAGCTCCTACTAATGCTACTCCTGTCCAAAAAGGATCACCACTAGAAATAGCACTCATTAGTTGTTCTGCAGCTTGTTTTGCTCCTGTCTCTCCACTACCAACTACAAGTTCATCAATTTTTTCTTTTTTATCTTCATCTTTCATTTTCTTTTTTTCAGCTAATACGCCTTGTAATTCTTGACGGATCATTTCTTTTAATTGATCCTTAGTTAATGATTTTTTCATTTCTTTTATTGTGTTAATTTTTGGGGATTGTTTTAAAATTGTTTTAACTACTTCTAATTGTTTAGGATCAACAATATCTACTTCAAAATATCCCTCAAGCTTATTATCTTTTATTTTACTACTATCCATAGGTACATCTTGTTTTTCAAGACGATTTAGGAAAGCAGCTTTATCCTCAAGCTTTATTTTAAATGTAGCCATTGTGTTTATAATAAATATACATAGAAAATAATCCCCTACATAGCATCATGACTACTACCCCCACTACTTCAATCCGTATATACGCTTTTTTAGGTAACCTAAATAAAAATCATACCACAATCCATGAATTATAGCAAAGGAAATAAATTGAAACCAATCCATTCCATTAAGTTTAATTGAAACATAATGTATTGCGACAAAAAATAAATGACCAATAATCATTATTAGAGTACTAATAAACTTTTTCATAACCTATTTTTTTGTTTTAAATATATTTAGTTTATTTTGACTGTCAAAATTTTTTAAATTATATTTCATATTATATGAAAAAAAGTTTCACACGCATACCAATTGAGGATATACAATATTATATTCGATTAAAGCCTGGTGAATATAGGTATGCTACTCATTTTGCTCTTATCCCTACTACTGATCCCGGATTTGAAGAAGGATGGGAAGACGTAGTATATTTGAAAGAACCAGTAATAGATGCAAGCGGGGGTGTAAGAGCAACTGAATATGTGTATGTGTTAGTAAATAAATCAATGCCTGGGATGGTGAAGATAGGGATGACTACTGATACCCCAACAAAACGTGCGCGTGATATTAATAAAGCAACTGGTGTTCCTACACCATGGGTTCCTGTTTGGTCGTTAAAGTGCTATGCTTCGCGTATACTTGAGCAACGAGTACACGAATATCTGGGTAATTATAGGGTTGCTGATAATAGAGAAATGTTTAGGGTTGATTCGGTGACAGCGCAACGAGTAATTGAGGAGTTAGGTAAGGACTTTACAAACTGCCTGATTGCGGAGAAGATTGAGCAACAATTGTCTTCCCCTCAACAACCGCCTGCATAAACTCTTCCAACGTTAGACCATAGCGTTTAGCTTGTTCAATACGTTGTTTTAATATATGGTTAGCAATGTCTTCTTTTGTTAGTAGAAGTGAATCTTGTATATACTTTTGCATAGCAAAAAAGGTTGTTTAAAAGAGATCTTTGAAATATTGCAAAGTGG